TTAGCTGCTATTCAATCTAATAACAGCAATGCAACAACTCCTACCAGTATGGTAGCGTATATGGTATGGGCAGATACTAATGCAAATAAACTAAAAATTCGTAATAGTTCAAATGATGGTTGGGTAGATTTAATAAATTTAGATGCAACTATTGCAAGAGATCTTACATTAACAGGGGCATCAGCTAATATTGTTTTTGATCAATCAGAAAATGCTCTTGAGTTTGCTGATAATGCAAAAGCTGTTTTTGGGACAGGTTTAGATCTTACCATCTCGCATGATGGTAGTAATTCGATAATAAATGATTCTGGCACAGGTGAACTTCAATTACAAAGAGGAGGAAATACAATTATTGCTTTAAATTCAACTGGAGTAGAAATTACAGATCCAGATGGCAATACAGAATTAAAATTAAAAGGTTTTGAAAATAATAACGCAAATTTATATCTTATTGCAGATGAAGGTGATGATAATGGTGATCAATGGCTTTTACAAAGTGTAGCCTCAAGTAACCGATTTAGAATAGGAAACAATATATCAGGATCAAATGTTATAAAATGGGATATTACAACAGATGGCAATGTAACACAGACAGGAACTTTAGTTGTTGGTGGAACTATTAAATCATCTACAGATGATGCCCATGATCTTGGAACTGGAAGTTTAAGATTTGATGATGTGTTTGCAACAAATGGAACTATCAATACATCAGATCAAAATTCTAAAAACACAATAGCTACAAGTGATCTTGGACTAGATTTTATAAATAAACTTAACCCAGTTTCTTATAAATTTAATGGCAAAACAAGAACACATTATGGTCTTATTGCACAGGAAATCGAAACAGTTTTAGGAACTATAAGTAAATCAGCAACACAATTTGCTGGATTCTGTAAAGATGAAGTTGATGATGATGGAAATGCTATGACCGCAAAATATGGTTTAAGGTATCATGAATTTATTTCACCTATTATAAAAGCAATTCAAGAATTATCAGCAAAAGTAACCGCACTTGAAGGCTCATAAAATATTACTTATAATTTATTTAATGACATAAAAAACATGACCAATCCTATTGATTTAATTGAAGAAGATATTGCTACAGCTAAAGGGCAGTTAGATATTGATGTAAAAAAAGTTTCATTATTACAACAGGAAATAAAAGAAATACAGGAACAAGCACAAAAAGCTATAAATGATAAACAAACACAAATAAATACTATTACTCAACCCATTTTAGAAAATCAAGGATATATTAAAAAACAAACAGAGTTTTTAGATAAATTAAAAGGTAAGATAGAGACAACAACTGATAAATAAATGGCTGACAGGAAGGTAACAGCGTTAACTGAATTAACTGCGCCTGTAGCTGCTGATGTTTTTCCTGTTATTGATGTAAGTGAATCAGCAAATGCTAATAAGAATAAAAAAATACAACTTACAACAGTTTTAAAAAACATTCCAGATGGAACTGTATCTGCACCAAGTGTGGGCTTTACAAGTGATTCTGGTCTTACAGGTTTTTTTAGGGTTGCAAGTAACGAAATAGGAGTATCAGCTAACCAAACATTAATTGGATCATTTACAACAACAGGTTTTCAGTTGGGGTCAGGAACCCCTGCTGCACAGTTGCATTTGTTCAGTACAGATACAACCGATCAAGTTATTATAGAAAATAGCGATACTGGTGCTGATAATGCACCTGATCTTGTATTATTTAGGAACTCAGCTTCACCAGCAGCCGATGATAATTTAGGAAATCTTGTTTATAGAGGTGAAGATTCTGCTGGCAATGCTCACGATTACGCAAGTGTGGTCGCATCTATAGAAGATACAACAAATGGTTCTGAAGACGGCATATTAGATATTATGTCTAGTGCTGCTGGCACGTTAGCTTCAAGGATCAGGCTTAAAAATAATTTGGTTGGTATTCATGAATCTGACCCTTTATTTCCCTTGCATCTAACAACAACTGCCGCAGGGCAAGCTTTTCAGATTGAATGTAATGCTAATGATGCAGCCAGTGGTGCGGATATTATGCTGTATCACAGAAGGGGTGCTAGTGGTGCTGGTCAAGATAATGATGTCTTATCAACAATTATTTATAAGGGTAAAAATGATGCTGGAACACCAGAAGAGGTAAATTATGCAGCGATAGAATCTGTCATTGTAGATGCTAGTGATGCAACAGAGGATGGTAAGTTAAATTTACAAGTTATGACGGCTGGTACGTTAACTACGAAAGTAGCTATTGATGCTAGTGGTATAGATGTAACAGGAACAGTAACCGATGATGGAGCAACCCATGATGGTGATGTAACTTTTACAGGAGACAGTGCAAATGTAGTATTTGACAAGTCTGACAACGCTTTAGAATTTGCTGATAGTGCAAAAGCAACTTTTGGTGCTAGTGCAGACCTTACCTTGCTTCATGACGGTACAGACTCAAAAATCACTAATATAACTGGAAACTTGATAATTGAAGCAAAAGCAAGCGAGACGGGAATAAAAATAATACCTGATGGGAGTGTAGAAATCTACCACGATAATGTAAAAAAATGCTCAACATCAGCCGATGGACTTGATTTCGGAGATAACAGCAAGTTGCAATTAGGAGATTCGCAAGATGCTTTAATTTATCATTCTGGAAGCTCATTAAATATTGATAACAATACAGGGAATATTTTTTATGACACTGTGGGTACTCACTATTTTAGGGTTGGTGGTGGTAATGAAACAGCTATTCAAGCAGCAGCCAACGGAAGTGTTGATCTCTACTTCGATAATGTTTTAAAGGCACAAACATCAAGTGATGGATTTGATATACCAGCAGATTCCGCTAAATTAAATATCGGTGCTTCTGCTGATTTAACTTTTTTTCATGACGGTTCAAATTCTCATATTAAAAATAATACTGGCGATCTAGTATTTAGTGACACTAATCATGTCTATATTAGAGGCTATACAAGTGATAAATCAGTTGGTTTATTTTTTAATGGATCGCAAAAAGTAGTAACATCAAGTGATGGACTAGATTTACCAGACAACAGCAAATTACAACTAGGAGATTCGCAAGATTTACAGATATTTCATGATTCATCTCACAGCGTTGTAAAAGATGCTGGAACTGGACAATTGAAGTTATTAGGATCAACTATAGTCATAAAAGATGCTTCGGATAATTTAAGTTCTGCTGTTTTTATTCCTGCAACATCTTCTCAATTTTTCCATGCAGGATCTAAAAAATTAGAGACAACCAGTTCGGGCGTGACGGTGACGGGAACAGTTACAGAAACATCTGATATTGCATTTAAATCTGAAATCAAACCTATTACAAACACACTAGATAAACTACAACAAATCACAGGTTATAAATATAAATTAGATAATGCTTCAATAGATTCAATGGGAGTAATAGCACAAGATGTAGAGAAAGTATTTCCAGAGCTTGTTCATGGTGATGAAGGTAGTAAGACGCTGCAATATAGTGGTCTAATTGGAGTTTTAGTAGAAGCTGTAAAAGATTTATCAGCTAAAGTAAAAGCCTTAGAATCTAGTTAGTTTTTCCTGTCATATAACGGGTCATAATTCCTAATGTGACGTAAAGAGGAGTAATTCCTATAATGGTAAGTAATACAAGCAGTTTTATCATGTTAAATAAAATCTCATCTGTTCTATCTATTTTATCTTTTATTATTAGCGTCACAACTATTGCTGCTGGATATGCAGGTTATCGTTACATTACAAGTCCTCAGTTTGAAGCAATTATGATGAAAAAAGTTATGAAAGGCGTTAATAAAATATTACCTAATCAAATTGATAAAAAATTACCAAAAGTTACTGGCCCAATGTTGCCTTTATGACAGAATTACAACGCACACCTAATCGTATAAGAACACGCTTGATAGCTGTCTTGGCATTAATAACATCAGGAATTACATTTGGAGCGGGGTTTATGGTGTTTTTATACATGAAAAGTCCAGCTTTTGAAAATCAATTATTAGGACAAGTAATGAAACACATGGATTGGATTATTGCTGATGAGTTTGAAAAGCAAATAAGAAAGTTAAAACCAAGACCTGTTCCTGACCCGAATGACCCTAATAAATATTTTTGGGATCTTATTGAACAACGAAACAAAGAGTATATAGAATGGGAAACAAAAGGTAAATGGGAGCAATAAGTGATATTTAAATTTTTTAAAAAACTTATTCAACATTACATAGAAAAATTAGTTGATTGGATGCGAATGGTTAAGTTTGATATAGAACTAGAAACTCAAATAAAAAAGTATCACGATAGTTACTGGCGAGAAGTTGCAAAAGGAGAGCCTAAAATTGTAGAAAAAGGTAAATTTGGACAGGATGATTGGTCTATTTCTATTGGAAATATAGATGACGAAGATACCAAAGATTGAAATAAAAAAGGTTTACGTTCCAAAAATAAGACCATGGGAAGTACAGCAACCTATATTAGATGTCATTTACAAACCAGTTGTTGATATACCAGCTTGTGTTGACGCACATAGAAATAATCTAACAGGACTTATAAATGAGGATGAACTAGGCACATATCAAGCCTGTGGTACGTTTCATATTCCTAGCTTTGAACCACTTGAGTACAACCCTGCAAATTTTATATATACCGCACCAGCAGAGCAGCAAGAACAGCAACAAGAACAACCTCCGCAGCAGAAACCTCAGATACCACGAAAGAAAAAAGACGAAGAATTAGAAATACCACCTTGTCCTAGTAACAAAGAGCAAAAAATCGGTGATTTTCGTAACGATAAAAAGCTGGAACGTGTTATTGGCTATGAAAGAGGGCAAAATGGGATTGAATGTATCACTTTGTATGAAGACGTACCGTTCATCTCCCAATACATTCCAAGTTTTAAGCAGTTTACTGGGGTTTTTAGTCTTGCTTTGGTCGGCTGTTCTGCTCCGATCATTCTTAATTTAGTAAAACCAGTAGTTAAAAATGTAATAAAGAAACTGACAAAGAAGAAAGATAAGGTAGAATAAAAAAACCCTGTTCGCCAAGGCAATGGATAGGGCGTCTAGGTAGACAAGTTTCAACCCGTGCTTGTCTACTGCTCTAATTTATGAGTGTGCGGTAATACTTGATTCATCTTTTCAGTAACGATTACATCTTTGCATAGGTCATGATAAGGACTATCAGAAGCAAATGATATGCCCCGAATTGCTAATTCTCCGCAATTTTTTAAACGTGCGAGTTCATAGTTCAATCTTTCCTTAGATAGTATTTGACTTTGTATTTTCTCTTGGGTCGTAGCAGATTTTAAACACGCATCTTGAAATCTATTATCTAACGGAAAAGTAAAGGTTAATGCTGCTCCTACATTTAATCCTAGAGAATCTCTGTTACCGCTATAGTTTTCTTGATAATACAAAATATCACCAGCATTGACTAAATTTCCTTCATCATCAGTGGTGTTGTCGTAGACAGGTGTAAAATATGTGTAGTCTTGTGGTCGTTTTTGATTAAATGAAGTGGTGACAAATGGGCTAAATGACATTTGTGGCCCTTGGCATCTGATACCGTTACCGTAATGATTTTCTATAGTATTACCCTGTAAAATTTGCGTTGCAAAATTAGAAACAGATCCACTAGCGGAAGCTGATGGAGCCGCAGTGTTTGAGGTATTAGCAAACGCTGGACTCCCAAATAATAATCCTATTACTGCGAGAATATTGTAGTTGTATCTGTTACGCTTTGGGACTCTATGGTTCTCGTTACATCTGAAACTGATTGTAGACCAGCAGGTGTATAAACTTCTGTAAATTGAAAAGCGTCTCCCTGATTTGTTAGTGTCCAGTTTGGTTTTTCTCCTAAATCTAAACCTGTCCATGTATAAGTTGTACCATTTATGGTCTCGGTAACTGTTGCGTTGGGAGCTGAAATAGTTGATCCATCGTGACTAACACCTGAACCTGTAACTGAATAAGTATATCCAGAATTATAGTTTGTTGTTCGTATAGTCTCTGTAATATTTGTGGTAGTTTCTGTTCGACTTTGAGAACTACCCTGAGTGAAATTAGGGACCACAGGCACAGCGTAGATAGGGCTAGATATAAATAAAACAAAAGGTATTGTCCTCCACATCTAGTCTATTTGGAGGTCGGTGACAAATTGTCCAGTTAAAGTTATACCTGTTCCTGTACCAGCATCTAAACCTATTGTATGATTATCTAGAGTTATGCTTGCTGTACCTACACTAGCTGCTGCTGAACTCGTAATATCTGAGAAGTTTGGAACTTCACCAACCGTTGCTGCTGTTGTAGGTGTGGCATCTCCCTCTAAATAACTTTGAGAAAATGAGAAGCTATCACCTGATGTACTTTGTGAAGCTGTGATTGTATTTAAAGCTGGTACGCCATTACTAACTGTGCCTAGTCCACCGATAGTTGAGTCACCATCACTGTTTACAGTTGTTACACCATTACCTGACACAGAGTAACTAGACCCTATTTTATCTGAGCTAGTAGCCGCTGATAGAGCTTCTAACTTAACAGTTGACATTATCGAATGATTTAGGTCGGCGTATGCTGCTGGCATACCTGTAAGTAAAAGAATAGAAAATAGTTTTTTCATTTTGTACCTACTTTGTTGTTCTTACTCTCTACTATAGTATCTTTTTTCTTTTTTATCTGAAAACCTAGTGAAGCGGTTGATGCACTAAAAATTGAGGCGATAAAAGTGGGATCAAAGTCTACTATTTTTTTACCACTAGGTGGCTCATAGTACGAAAGAGATAAAAGAGTTGCCGACCAAAGAAGTACACAGACTTTAACAATAGTCTCAACTTTGCTTGGTTCTTGATCTTCCATAAAAGTAAAGAATCTTGTTTAATACTAGCAAATTAGCTATGTTTGGAAAGTAACACAAAAATTATGATACGCATACTCAAACCTATTCTTATGACATTCGTAAAAACGAATGCAATAAAAAAATTAATTCTTGATCTTTTAAAGGCTTTAGCAAAAACCACAGACAATACAATAGATGACCAAATTGTTGATTATGTAGCAGTGCATCTATGGCCAGAGTACAAGTGAAAAGTATTATAAACATTCTTACGAAAAGACCAAGTTTAGAGTCTGAGTTTGCTGTAGAAAGTTCTATTGCAGAATTATCGACTATAAAAGATATAAATGAATTAAGAGAACTAGCTAGTCAGTTAGCGCGGGCAAATCATAAACAATCACATTTTATTGCTAATGCTCTTGAGATAATGTGTACGCAACAAGAAATGCTAAATTTTCTAAAAAGTAGGAGAAAAATAAAAAAAAAAGTGCCTCTTGTAAAGCACCTTAAATATATTTTGTTTGGGAAAGATTAGGGACTTACACAGGGGGAAATTCGTCCAAGAAACACCCTGATGCCCTAATTTATATTTCTTTACTAATATCAACCCACTCAAAAAGTGTTTTGTGTAGGTTTACCATACAATTTAAAGGATCTCTACATTGACATTCAAAAGTTCTGTCTGTGTCAGGGTCGTAAAATATTTGACCCTCATAAGGGTCGCTAGGGAACTTAGAAAGGTAGGTCATCAACGCTAATTGTTTCTTCTGCCGCTGACTTGCTCTGTGATGAGTCCTTTGGTGGTAATGGGGCTAGTTTGCCACTATTTCCCCACATACCGCCCCAAAGCGTAAATCCAGCCTCTTCATGGTACTCTTTCTTGTCTGTATAGACTCTGATTGTTGTACCTTCTTTTTCTGCTTTGTCATGCATTTTCATAAAAAACTCGGCAGCTTTTAGTGCATTTTCAATAGTAAAATCAAAAATTATATTTTTTTCTGGGGCATAATCATTGGCAGGGTTGGGGTTGTCAAGGATTCTGAATTTAGCAGTAAATGCTGGTTGTACTTTAGCCATAGTTAAAAAGGGTTTTTAGGTGTAATGTTGTTTTCTTTTTCCCACGCAAGAATCGCTTTAATGTCGTAGCGAACCTTAGCGGAACCTGATGATACCGCATATTTGGGAAGTGTATAGTATTCGGGTCCACGATCTTTACGTCTCCAATCAACAATAGTTGCAGGGCTTAGCCCATATCTCTCAGCTAACTGGTCAGATGTCAAGAATTGCTGTTCGATTTGGTTCATGCTGTTAATGCTTTCCTCCTAGTGGCAATGAGATCAATAAGTTTATTATATTGTTCTCTGGACAATAAACCCTCTTCAAATCTACTTGCGAGAGTTTTAGCGTGTTCTTCTAACTTTTCTACTGTTGTTGATTTCACAATAGCAGCGTTAGCTAGTACAGCTATGTTCTGTTTAGGTTTTACACTAGCTTGCCTTTTATGTGGCTTTGCTGGTTCTTCAGGGTCGATTTCCATGTTGTTATCCATGTCAGTTTCTAAACCAAGAATTAATTTAATACTGTATCTTCTTTGATAAGTAACAGAACCACCCCATACGTGCGCTTCATTCTTTCTCTCTAAATCTCTTGGAGGTAGAAACAAAGGCAGCTCACTAACTTCTTCATGGCCTTCAACGTGGACTAATTTAGTTTTTATTGTAGTTTGTCCAGTTGGTGTAGAACCAAAAAGTTGAGTCAAGTGGAAACCATTATGGTGTAAAACTGGCTGTACTTTGGAGAGCATCTGTTCTAATGGCAGATAGCTATATCCAAATTTACCTACACCCACCTCTTTAGTTTTTACTAGAGATGGAAACTCTTTTTGTGCTTGTTGTAATGCTTTGATAAAAGCTAATTTAGGATTAGTTTCACTCATTGCGCTTTAATAACCTCCAAAATTGATGTTTCTTTTTGTGCTGGTTTTTCTACCTTATACATATTTGTATCTGGTCTTGGTGCAATAAACCTGATAGTAGGAATGTTTTGAACGTGCTTGTTAAAACAAACTATAAAGGCATTAAGAATAAACCTTTGCGAGAACCAGCCACGCTTGCGGTATTCAACATTTGTAATTTGATTCCTAAAAGAAAGTACAGCGCTATCTGGCTGTAAGTTTGCGCCTAATGTTACAGCGTCCCAAAACTCCCACATTTGCAAGTCTGACCAGCCAGCATCTAAGCAAATCATTGTGAAACATAGGCCAACACTTATAGGAAAACATTTGTAATTTTTATGTTTTTTAGAAATTACAGAATAAAGAGCCTCTATAAGATCTTTTTTCTCTTCATAGATTTTTACAATCTGTGCTGAAGATGGAGTTACAGTGCTAGACCATGCACGTTTAGGCCAGTGGTTGTATAAGTGATAGCACTTGATAGCAGCTGCGATGTATTTTCCATGACTACTACCAAGAATGTCTATGCCATCGCCAGCAGTTCTAGCAGCACCAGTATCCACGCAATCAAATATACGAGGATCCATTTTAGAACAAACTAAAATAGGAAGTGTTTTACCAGTTTGTACGATAGCTGCGAGCCTGTGCTGACCATCAATTAGGTTGCCTTGTTCATCGAAAGCCAAGCCATTATTAGTGACTTTCCATTCACCATTTTCAATGGCTGTAACTAACCTTTTTAAGTTGTTAGCTTTGAGATTCCTATTATTCCTATTCTTTGAAATAAGAATGTTTTTAGCTTTCTCAGGTGTCATTTGCATGACTTTAAATTCTGGTTTAGTCATAGTTGCTAAGCCAGTAGGGTTTGTCGAGCGTGACAATTCCATCCTCTGTGGCATCGGTGTATCCGAGCCATTTTCCAGACGTAACTGCTTCAGATACTTTAAGAAGCGCTTGTTCTTGGAGTTCATAGCCATAATCTAAAAATTCGTTTTCTAATTTGTAGACACCTATGTTGTAGGGGAATACTTTTTCTATTACTACAAAGATAAAATTTGTAGCACCTGTACCTTGCAAATAATGTGCTGCTTGAAGGTGGTAGTTCAGATTTGTAATTGTTCTAGTGAACACATCTGGAGCTGAACCACCCTCTCCTGTAGTTTTTAAATCTACAACTGTATCGCCATTAATTTTGTCGCAGCGACATTTAAGGTCTAGGCCAGTAGCATCGTGTGACCACCAGAAACTTTGTTCTGATTTGCCTTTGTCCAACAGTTCCCACGCTACAGGGTTGTTGCATATTGATTGCATCATATTTGAAGCTAATGCAGCATCTTGTGGTGTGACTACTATTAAACCTTTTTTCTCATATTCGAGTGCTTGTTCTTTGCCTTTCTTAGTGCGCTTGTCCTCTACAACTTTATATTGAGCTGTAAATTCTTCAGGCTCTAAGCACATAGCATGGAACAAAGTGCCAAACTTCATAGCGGGTGTTGGAAGTTTTGGAGGTGCCAGTTCATTAAATTTTGAGTGCCATAGCGCTCTAGCATTTTGTTTTGTAATAAGCTTTAGATCGCTGGCGCTGAATGCAGGGTCTGCCTGATAGCTTGCAAAGTCAACTGATAATGGTTCGATTTCTGAAGTAATCATTGTTATAATTAATTAGGCCGCTTAATGCGGTTCTTGGGGTTTAAACTGGTATGGGAGTTAAAAGGGTCTCCTCTGCCAGTTTTTTTTATGGTCAGCAACAAATTTGTATATGCTGCTACGACCAAGAGAGTAAGACAGATAGAGTTATACATCTGTTTTCTCTGCCTCTATAAGAGTTTTTAAGTCTTTAAGTATTTTTTTGCGCTCTTGATAAATTTGTGAAGTTTTTGCTTCTAGTTGTATTAATTTTACTGGATTTTTTTCTTTTACTTCTGCAACAATTAATTTTTTCCACTCTTTATCTAATTCTTGATATCTAGTCTCTAGCTCTTTAGTTTTTTCTCCAAGTGTAAGACCATAGTATTGAAAATTTACTGCACATTGATCTACAGGAATTTCTACTACTAACTCAACTTGTTTTACTTCTTTTGGTTCAAATGCCAACTGTTGTAATGATGTTATTGGATATGGACAATTTTTTACCCATTCCTGTAATTGTGGATTTGTAAAATCTAGGTTTCGTTGCATTCCGTTCATTGTTCTACCTCCTTAGTAGTTTGTTTTTTTTGATCTTT